TAAGTAGTCTTAAATTAGTTAATTCTTTAGTAGCTGTTTGTTCTCCTTTTAAATTTACTCTTTGTATAGCTTCTAACCCAAAAACATAATCATCTAAACTTTTAGTTAATTCTTCTTGCTCTTCTTTTAATGCTTTTACTTTATTTTTACTTTCAAATATCTTATCACCAAAAACAAGCAATAAAGAAGTAACTGCAGAAATACCTAAACTTATACCTCCAAAACCTTTTAAATCTCTTAACATTGCTTTTAAAGCTCCACCACTTGAACCTGTTTTAGCTTTTAAATATCCAAACTGCTCTGTTAAGTTAGTAATGTTATTACTCACACCCATTAAACCAAATGGTGCATCTTGTACAGTTCTACTAAATGCAGTCATAGCACTTGAACCACTTACAGCACCTTTTTGAAAGTTATTTAAATCCTTAGTTGTTGTTTTGGCTGAATTACCAAAACTATTCATATTCTTACCAGCCTTGGCATCAAAACCTTTTATACTTTTTTCAGCGTCAGAAAGTTTTTTTTGTAACTCCTTTATTTCAGCACCAACCTCTAATTCTAATCTATTTGCCATTATTTCTATTGTTATATGCTTCTAATTCTTGTTTAAAAAAATCTAAATTTTCTTTACTTGGTAGCTTAACATTTTTCTCTAATCCTAAGTCCATAAAATTCTTTTTACTTGGTATTTTAACTTTACCAAAAGCACCACTTAAACCACCTATATAGCTGTAATATGCAACCTCCCTTGTATGTATCCATTGCCTTTTATCCATTCTATTAAATGCAAAAAGGCGGATTTGAAATTCCGCCCATGTCATATTACAATATTGTTCGTATGTCATACCGAACTCCCCTAAACAAAAAGAAACTACATCAGCGTTCCAATTTAATTTTTTTTTTCGTTTGGTTCATCCGTTTTATTTTCTTCTAATCCAAAAGTTACAAAAACACTCTTATAAAATGCTTTTATAAATTCACCAGCTACAGAATTATCTTTAAAATAATTAGTTTTCTCAATTAAATCTGTTAATTTTAACTTAGTAATACTTGGCTTTATTTGTTTCCTTTGGCAATTATGCAAATAACTTTCAAACATTAATTTAGGTATAAAAGAAAGTGATTTAACTGTTATTTTTTCATTTAATTCTGTTATGTCTAAATTTTCTTTTTCTAAGAACTCTCCTAAAAAAGATAGTCCGTAAAAGAACTCTAACTCTACACCTTTAAAATCTAAAACTATACTGTTTTTCATATTATGCGTTTGGATCTGTATCACTAATTAAACCACTACCCATTAAAGAGCCTGTAAAAGTAATATCAGTATCAATTTCTGCAGTTTTCTCTAAATTAGAAAAATACCCATTTCCATATTCAACATCAGAAGATGCGTCAGAATAAGTTGTTGTAATTTTCCAATCTACATTTCCTAATGCTCTTAATTTAGATTTTAAACCTACGTAACCTATTTTGTTAGATTCCACTTCTGGGTAAACACCATCAAATGAAATTTCATAAGAGTATGCTCCCGCTCTTTTTTGCGTAGCTCCATTTGCATCGCATTTAGTTCTTGTTGAAACTTCATCTACACTTTCTGATAAACCGTGAGATGTTAAGCAAACTAAAGGCTCATAAGCATCTGTGCCATTCCAAACTGATAATATTTCCGATATTGTTTTAACGTATGTCGCCATTGTATTTTTTGTTTAATATAACAAATATAATAAATTATATTTATTGATTATTTTTTTTAATAGATTTTTCTAATTTATAAACATTTCTAATCTCATAAACTTTCTGTATATATTTTCAGTAGGTGTAATAGTTGTTATATCTGTAGGGAAACTTTGTGTCTGCCTATGTATGTATAAACCACTTGATACATCTAATTGTAAATCATCTGTTAAATCTCTTAATTTATCTAAAATATCATCTGCAATAGTTTTTTTTAAAATATTACCACTTCCGTAAAAAGAAGTTACAACGTCTAATAAAACGGTACTTTCATAAGCATTACCACACTTAGTATATTTGTTTACTGTATTAGTTTGAGTGCTTATTAAAACAAAGTGATTAGCATCTGCATCAGGTGGCAATCTATTTGCGTAAACAGGAATAGCAACACCATTCACAATCATACCATTAGCAACATCTATTATTGCTTTTCTAATCCATTTATCTGGTAGTGGTTTATTCATTACTTACCGTATTTTTTAGTTAATTTATTTAATACATCATTTAATTCTTTTTCTATCTCCTTTTGCCCTATAATTATGGCAGGAAAAAAATAAGGTTGTGCGCTTATATTTACTTGCTTAACCCCAGCACCTTTAAATTTTGCAGCGTAACTATCGGGTAACCCTATCTCTTTTAAGAATTGTAAATTAACCTTGTTTCCTGTACCAAACTCTACATAAGGAGCGTATTTTTGTGCTGTACCTCCAACGAACATTAAATATTGTCTATCTTTTAATTTATTGCTTTGAATATCTTGCCTTAATTTACCTAAATCAACTGGAGCAAATCTTTTAGCATCCGAAACCATTTCAAACACTCCTTCTTCAATTACTTGATCTATATGATGTTCAAATTCTTTACCAAACTCCTTAATATTCTTAATAGCTTTATCTATTCCTTTAATTTTGCCCATTTTGATTTTGGTTCTGATTTCCAAAAGGAGGTGTTTCTGTAACACCATTTAAATCTGCCTTTTTTAAAGTTATAACAACCTCCCTATCTTCAAAGTCTACGTTTACAGGTTCAGTTTGCATAACATATATTTTAGAACGATAAATAAAGTATTGATTTTTACTGTTAAAATCAAAATCAGACCTTTTACGTAGTTTTATAGTAATAGTGTCTGTTGTGTCTATAACTCCGAATTCAGTAGTTCTATAAGGTTTTTCTGTTGTAATTAATTGACACCATAAACTACCTAATATTTTTTCATTAGGAACAGGATCGCCAAAACTATCAAAAGTATCTTGTGATGTTTCCCAAAGTTCTATCTTTTTATTATATTTTCTCGCTCTCATTAAATTATAAAACGTTTTAATGAAAATATCATTCCATCTATATAAGGTGGTATTTTTTGCGCTGTTCCTGTGTTAGTTTCAGCATCATAATACAAATACTTGATATATTCTAAAGCGCAATCTTTTATATCAGTTGGCACGTCTGCTGGGTCTGAATAGCCTACATTTAAAGTTAACTTTTTATCGTCGCTGTTTTCCGTTGTAAAAATAGAGTAACTTTCTTTTTCTGTTTGTCCTGCCGTTGTAGGAGTTGTTATACTGTTAATAGGATAGTCATAAACATACACGCAATAATTACTAAAAAAGTAATCTTTTGACCTTGCATAAGTTATAATATTTGTTTGCCTTTCAATGTAACTTAAAGCTGTTTTAATAAATGACGTAATTCTTACATCATCATCAGTTAAATCTTCATCAACTCTTAAATAGTTCTTTGTTTCTGCAAGTGTTAAAACGTCTAAATATGCCATTATAAATATTATTTATTACAAATATAAAAAAAATAGAGCATACTTATAAAAATATGCTCTATTAATAATTAATCAACAAAAAAATAAATTATTTTTTACTTCCAACTACTTTTTTACATAAACCTTCTTTTATCAATCTTTCATTATCTTTTCCAAAATCTAAAACATCATTTGGATAAAATGTTTTTTGATGTGATAATTTATAGAATGCTTTTATAACTTGTACTTTCATAGTTGTTGTTTTTAAGCTGTTGCTGTAAAGTCTCCATAAACTAAAGCTAAAGGTTGTTCAACCGCTAAAGCTGTTTGACTTTCAATTCTTGCTGTAATGTTATTCTTTACAAAGTTAGTCCCTTCAATTTCTGAAAACTCTAAAGATAATCCCTCTGTATTAATTTTATTAACTCTACTCCAATCACCAATATAATATTTATTAGCTGCTAACCAAGTAGCTTTTAAAACTTGAACACCAACAACTCTTAACACTCCATTCTCATAAGTAACAGCTGATGCTAAGTCTTGTTTTGCAGTTTTTAAAATATCTAAATAGTCAGTTGGTCTAACAACAATACCATTAGTATCATAGTCTGCGTCTTCTAATTTACCAATTTCATTTATAAGCATTTCTGCTTTCGTTTTCCCCGTTATGATTTCAGTTGATGCAGTTGCATCCGCTGCTAAAATTGCATTAAATGCAGCGTTCTCAGCCTTAAAGTAATCACGTCTTAATAACATTGGAATAGCAGAAGTAATATAAGAAAGATTGTTTCTCATCTTCTTTGAATATCTTGCAAAACCAGCAATAAAATCAGTTGTAACATCTACAGTTGTAAAGTCGTAATCTCTTTGATTCTTTGTTGCTCCTTCTGTTTGTGCTCCAATAGAACCTTCTCCAGCTCCTTCAACAGTATAAGTATAAGTACCACCGTCAATATTTACACTACCAACTAAATCAGCAACATTAACTTTTTGTGAAGGAAACTTAACAATATCATAGTTGTATGAACGTGGCTCATCACCTGTAAGATTTCCAGTAGTCATATCACCAACTGCTTTTATCTGTACTTCTTTACCTTTTTGAACGCTAGTAATAGCATCTTTATTTTCAGTAATTAAAGATTTAATTTTAGCTAAAGGAGATTGATTTTTGCTTTCAATCTTAGCTTTACCCTGCAACTTAACATCTAACTTATCAGCGTGTTCTTGAACCGCTTTTAATTGTGCTTCAAATTCTTCTTTTACAGATTTTACTTGGTTTTCAATAGCTGAATTAAATTTAGTTTCAAATTCTGCTAAAGCGTTTTTTCTTTCTGTTTCATTTGCGCTTTTAATCTTAACCTCTAAGTTAGATAAAGCGTCTTTAATTTCGTTTGCTTCCATTTTATATGGTTTTTGTAAATTCGTTAATAATATTTGCAATGTTTAACGGCTCTGCATTAGAAGTGTCAACTTTTTTAGACGGCTCTTTATCTGTAAGTGTTATTAATAATTTTTCAATTTGTTTTAATCTTGTATCGGAATAATCTAAGTTATAAGATTTTTCTATTAACTCCATTATTCCATAATGACTTCTTATATCCTTAATTCCTTGTACAGTTGACAACTCATTTGCTGCCCAACTCGATAAAAAAGAATATTCCATCAACTTATATTCTGTTATAATAGATTTGTTTTTCTTATCTCTATTTAAAACTTGGTAACCAATAGATAATTCAGCGTTTAACCCATTTTCAGTCATTAGCTTAATATCACTAAACATATCTCTACTAATCTCTTTAGATAGGTTGAATTTTGTTGTGGTTAATAAACCATAACTATCTTTAGTATCTATATTTAAAGGTACTCCCAAACTAATAGTAGGATTGTGGTCTTTTAGTACTCTTATCCTTTTATAATTCTCGCTAACAGTCTTATCAAAAGAACCTTTTGCGCTTATGTCTCCATCACTATCTTTATAGTCATACGCATTTGCATAAGCTACGACAATACCCTTAGATTCGTCTAAGTCTTTAACCTCAATTGATTGTTGTTTAAATTCCATATCACAAATATAAATAAAATCTATTAAAAAATATTTTTTTATACTATTTTTTTATAGTTTGCTTATTTTATAATAGTTTTTGTACATTTACACAAGAAGTTTTTTTGATAGCGACCTTTGGGGGATGGTCTTTTTTAATTTTTCCTCACTAATTAATTTTAGTGAGGTTTTTTTATATATCCCTTATAATTCTACCAAACTTATCTTTCTTAGGAACTAAGGTATTGGCACACCTACAATTAATCGTGTTACCTGCACTCCCTTTAGGGTCTCCAGCAAACTCCATCTTTTCAAAACCACCATTAAAAGGCACTTCAAAAACACCATCTTTATCAACTTTTTTACCATTCATAGCAATATGGTTAAATTCTGACTTAGGAGGTCTCCTGGTCCTAGCATCAACTGCACTTATCCAAATCTTATCTAACTTAACACCTGTTACACTTCCTGCTTGTAAAGATGCGTAATTTGATGCAGCAGTTGTTTCTGTTCGTGCAATCCTTAAAGCTTGCCACCTGTAGAAATTACGTTTGTTAACTTTTTCTTGTATTTGTTTAGCAATTTCACGCATTGTGAAATTTTCAGTAACTAATACTGCTATTTCTTTTCTTAAATACTCTAAAAATGTGCGTCTTACGTCTGAAACCCTGTAAATAGCATTATCAAAAAGCCATGATAATAAGTTACGTTCAAACTCACTTGTAAAAGCTGGCATTGTAAACTCTTTAATTTGTTTGTTAATGGTTCTACCAACTCTTTTACCGTGTATTAAACCTATTTCTCTATAGATATTATAGTAGATATTTATAAATTGCTCTTGTTGTAAGTTAGTGTTAAGAAAGTCGGCATAGTTTTCTGTAGTCATAAAAGCAAAAGGAATACCATTAGCCAAATCTCTAAAACCTTTCATTAGTTCTTTATAGGCTATGCGCTCATACTGACTATGTTGTCTTAACCACCTTTTTCTAAATTGGTCTTCTGTCATTTCCTATCAATTCATCAGTTGGAAAAACAGCATCTTCTAGGCTTAAAATATCATCTTTGACTGTGTACATATCCATAAGAGGATCGTCTACTCTTGACATACCTTTTAATACTCTACTTTCGTTTCTATTTAATTCTCCTGAACTAACTAGCATCGTAGTCCATTCCGTCAATTCTTTTAAATTATCTTGTAATTCTGGTATTTCTTTAGTGTTAAAAGCAAAATATTTTTTATCATAACCTTTAAACCTACTTAATACTTTCTCATTAAATATATTTTCGTATAATTTAGCATTTGGCAAAGTAGTGTCTGTTACAACTCTTTTTCGCTCTTCTTGTTGCTTATCATATTTTCCGCCCTCATCATTATTAAGCAAAGCGTCAGACCACCCTAAAACGTTACATAATTGTTTTTGATTGTATTTTAAATGTTCAAAAGGTTTTAACTCATCTGCACTTAATGAAAGCCTTGTAAAACCTATTTCCGTAGATATAGCAGTAATTCTGCTTAAATCTTCGGGGTTGTTATTCATTTCTTTTAAACGCTCTTTAAATGCTTTCGCTTGTGTTTCTTGGATTGGTTGTTGCTTTCCGTGAATGATACCAAAAACACCACCATTTTTAGCATTAGTTAAATTTAAATCTAACCACTTGTTAGAGGTTTCTATATTTTTCCATCCTGCTCTTAATGGACTTTGTCCGTATAAATGTTCGCCACTAAACCCGAAATTAGGATTGTTAGTAGAGATATGTACAACATTCTTTTTATTAAATTTTACATAAGATTGAAATTGTGTTAAAACGTAGTAATCTATAGGGCTTTCATCTGACAAAAAGTTTGCGTTATCTAATAAAACTATTTCTATTAAATGAGATGGTAAAACATAAATTTCTTTTGGTTGTCCTGCATTCATTCCATCTTCTGGGGCTACCATATACCAATAAACATTCCCTGTTAATGCCATAAAGATTTCAGACAAATTAAAAAACTCATCCCAACTTTGATTATTGTTAGGTCTTTCTAAAGGCATTTCAAACTCTTCATCATTGTAAGCCTTTAATTCTAACTTTAAAGCTTTTAATCTCTGAGTATATGTAAGATTATGTTTAGTTGATGAAAGTAGTTTGTGTAGTTGTTTTTGTGCCTTATCATCTTCTATTTCTTTTATTCCATAAGGTATAGACACCAATTTATTTGCCCTTTGGGTAACAATTGAATAAACATCAGGATTTATGTTATATGCTAAATCTACATACTTAAAAAAGTTAGTGTCGTCATTTGACGTGTATTTAGTACCAAGAAAAAAAGCTTGCGCAAACTTATTATTAGCACTTCTATTTAGTAATCTATTTATAAATCCCATTATAATAAAAATATATTAAATATTCAAAAATAATAAATATTTTCTATATAAATACATTTTAAAAGAAAAAGACTTTTTCATTTATACCTATATCCATCATTTCATGGTATCTAAGAGCATCCATAGCGTGGTTATATTTATCAACTGGTTTGTTTAAAGCATTGTTATTTTTATCTTTATCCCAAATATATTTATGAAATTCGTTTAATATATTTTTACTTGATTTAGTAACTAAATATTGTTGTGTTTGCATTGTAGTTATACCATACATAATACTATCAGCACCTTTTTTTACTGGCATTATATCAATACCAAATCGTCTTATTTCTTCAATAGATTTAGGTTCTGCAGAATCAGCGTAAACGTATGTATCTCTTGGTAATATTTTTGCAATATCACTATTTACCATTCCTGTACGATAACATATTTCGTTAACTATTCTTTTATCATTGTATTTATAAACCTCGACTATTGCTGTAGGGTCGTTACTATAACCAAAGTCTAAACCTAAACCTATTAACCTTGCTCCATCTGGTATATTGTCAATTACTGACCAATTATCAAAGATAACACCGTCTAAATTACCTACTTGTCCTAAACCGTAAACCTTCCATTTATTAGCCCAATATTTATTCTTAATATTATCACTATCAAATAACGTATCTTGTGATTTATCTTTATTAAAGAAACCTTTATTTTTGTAGTCTAAAATACTTCTAACCTCACTTTCTGCAAGATATTCATTATCTTCAAATGTTAAGGTTATAAAGTTGTTTTCGTTTATGTAATCATCTCCCCAAAATAAGCTATCAGGGTTGTAATCTATTATAGTTAAACCTGCTCTAGATATAAATTGAACGGCTGTATCAACATCCATTTTATCAGCTTCATTAATATAAAGTATATCACGTCTAAAACCCTTACCAACGTCGTTAACGTCAGCACCTAAAAAATCTAAGTAAGATTGATTAAAATATTCGTGTTTACTTTCAGATCGATTAAAATCAAAGTCAGATTGAAATATACCCCAGTCTTTACATATCTTTTTATAATCTCTTATAACAGTCCTTTTCATCTTACTTAATTCAGATGATAATATAGTAGCTTCTTTGGTTGAAGAACAAAGGCTTTGTATAATTAATTGAATTATTGATACTGTTTTAGATGCTCCTTGACCTCCTCTTATTACAAAAACATTCTCATTAGGGTTGTCTAATATTAAATCTCTTATCTTGTAATAAGCCTTAGTGTATAAGTATTTATTATCGGTTGCCAATATCTTTTACTTCTGGAATATTCAAACCTCCACTTATTTCTGTTGAAGTACGTTCTGTTAAGTTATTTAACCTTGCTGTAATGCTTTGAGAATATACCATTGCCATACCTCCCTGTATTTGGTCTGTTCTTATTTCTTGTTTGATACGTGATGAGATGGGGAGATAATCACTATAAGCATCATCTGTATTATTAAAATAATGTTTTAAATCTGGATAAGTAATTTCTGTATTTTCCATTACATAACACTCAAAACCAACCATTGTTAAAGGCTTTTCTCTTTGTTCGTATGCAGATTGACCGTCTTTACCTACAAATACGTGTTTAAGGATAGGATTTTTTTTAGTTTCTTTTTTATATCCTTTGAATAATTCCCAAAAACGTTCAGGACTTTCTATATATTTTTTCTTACCCATTATCTTTCTACTAATTCTAAATTCCTATTAAATTTTTGTTCCAGTTTCTTGCCGTGTTTTTGATACCAAATTTTAGCCTTTTTTTTAGACGTAAACTTTTGGCTATACTTAGTAATTTGGTCTTTATGATTACAACAGTAAAAATACATTTATACAAAGATAGTAAAAAAAAATAAAAAAAGTATTAATTTATTTGGTGGGTATTAAAATAACTACTATATTTGCGTAGTAATTAATAACTAACATTTAAAAATTAATATTATGACAACTTTAGTAAACTACACAAACTCAAAATTAAACAACTGGTACGCTAATGCAAAATTAGATTATAACGTAATTGGAAATGGTTATTTAAGTATTGAAAACAATACTGCCACTATTAAATTTACTGAAAATAATGTTTCTAAAACTTTTTCTATGCCTTTTTACCCTGAATATGCAGAGTTTGGAAATGATTATATTTTTAACGTATGGATGGAAGAAGTTAGATAATGATTAAAACCCACAAAAAAACAGGTCAAAGACTATTATTTAAAAGAGGTAATAGTCTTGTTTCTACACTTTATGTTTTAGATGATAATGATAATAAGATTTTAGAAAAGAATAGTAGAGGTCATCAGTTGTTAAATACAAAAGGAGAAAAAAGATATAAATTAGCAATTTGCTTAAATGAAAATTTAAAATAAACAATTATGGGAAAAACAAAAAAAGAAAACATTACTATCACTCCAGAAGAGTGGGAAATGGCAAGAGAAAAAAGTTTAATAAAATTTGGCTTTGTTAATCGTAGCGGATACATAAGACAATTAATTGTTAATGACAAAACCTATTCAGATGGTTTTGATAAGTTAGATGAATTTAAAAAATATAAAAAGTAAAATTATGGAATTAGGAATTATAGTATTTTTAGGAATTATTTTAGCAGTATTTATTTTTTGTCTTATT